GCTCTATGAGCCCACTGTCTGGGAACTGACGTTTAAATTACCAAATCCTTGGTAAGGCGTCAGATTGCCCTGTCTGAGAGGTTATATTATGTCATACACCAACGACGATAGTTACACTGTTATACTCAACCAACTTGGTAAGCTGTACAAGAACGGCGTGGAGTACAGTAGCTTTGGCCCTTCTTCTGTGGGCAAAGCTATGACTAACACGCTTTCAGGTACATACCTTCCAAATTGGCGGTATAAAGTGGAACATGGTCTTAATGCTATGACAGATATGACAGCCCAGGCGATGTCTTTGACAACTTCGCCTGGTGCCGCTGAGTGTACGCATGACGCCGGTGGTACTGAATGGAGATGTACGGTTAATACCGAATTTCCTTTGTACCACAAGCCATCGTACGACAATGCTCTCCGGACATCAATCGTTAACCAAGCTCGTACTGCAGCCCTGCGACGTCTAGGTGGTCATTTCTCCACTTATACGTTTCTGGGCGAGATGCGCGAAGCGCTACATACTATCAGACATCCTGCTCTTGCTTTACGCTCGAGCGTGGATGGCCTTGCTAGTAAAATGCGCAAAGTGCGTCATCGGCATCGGCGTAATCTTAATGATTACGTCAATGCTGCAGCCGATACTTGGTTGGAGTATGCTTTCGGCTGGCGACCACTAGTAAATGACATAACCAAAGGGGCTGAAGCGTTTTACGACGCTGTCAACCGCGATGAGTTTGAGCATTTTAGTGTTCGTGCCAGTGGAAAGTCTCATAAAACATCCGTGGGTTCAAACTACGGATGGCAACTCTTGAACTGGCATGCCGAGATTCAAGAGAAGCATGAGTGCTCCTGTCAGTACTACGGTGCTGCTCAGCTCAAGAAAGATTGCTCCTCTGTTCAGAGAAGCTTCGGACTTGACCCGGCAGAACTTGTTGCCACAGGTTGGGAACTAATACCATATAGTTTCCTTATTGATTATTTCGTCAATGTTGGCGATATACTCAACTCCTGGGTGAGTGTTCAGAGGCTTGATTTTGCGTGGATTGGCTATACGCTTAGGGAAGAAGTGACATCAGATGTCACTGTTCTCTTTGCTAAAAGCCATTCTAGCTACGTCATGTCCTCGAACAATCCTGGCAAAGGTACTAACAAACGAAAACGTGTCTATAGACGCTCTGATTCAACTATTCCACTACCTAGTTTGCAGTCTTCGTTTAAGCTGAGTAGTTCTCAAGGCTTAAACATTGCTGCTCTAGGGAAGTTGTGGAATGCTGATCGTCGGTACCGTCGATAGATTTTCTTCTACTTTAACTTGTAAAGGAGGCCCAAGATGACTTGGTCCCCAACTTCACCGCTTACTGGCGCAAGCCAAAGCGACCTGACTTCACCAACGTACACGTTAACTTCTGACGTTGCTCCCAATTCAAACGGGGAGCAGTCAGCTGTTACTGCACTTGGTGGAACTCAGACAGGTGTCACTGCCCACTCGGTGTCGTCACCGTTCACCTTAACAATCACAAGACCTAAAGTCTTGAAGGTGCTCGGTCCGGCGAACGCTGCGGGCATTGTTGCCAATGTACCTCGTAACGTGTACAAGGTTATCACGCGAAAGGGCGTTACACCCCTAGCTGGTAACCCGGCTCAGACTGCGATCATCACAACTGAAATATCAGTACCTGCTGGTGCTGATAGTTATGATGCCGTAAATCTTGAGGCGGCCTTGTCGTGCCATATAGGTGCACTCAGCGATCAGTCTACCGGTTTGGGCGATGTCGTCCAGACTGGTGTTCTGTAATTGCTGAGTGTCCTTATGGTCGATCTTGTCTATTTGATGGTAATAGTTGACTACATAGTACTGATTGTATCATTACTATCTGTCATACTATACTATCGTTAGCCATGATCACGACACTGCTTACCCTTGGTAAGATCCTTATGATTCTTATACAGATCATCTGGTTCTTCTTATCGAAGGGTTTCACTTTTATACTCTACTTAATGAGGTTCATTTATGAACATTCAAGACGTACAGAATAAAGTGGTACACATTGTCAAGTTCTTCTGTCGAAGACTTAACTGGGAGGTACTAGTATGGCTATTACACCTACTGCTCTTTTTCGGGCTCTTGCTACTGACTTACTTCATAGTGCAAGACGTCGTGGTTACACTATTGATCGTGCAATCGAAGCTAGGACCGATGTTAGGTCAGTAGCTTCGTTGCAATTGATTAATAGTATAGTCAAGAAATGGGAACCTGACTCTAGCGATGAGCTAGCCGATAGGGCCATTGATACTTTCTTACAAGCTAATCAGGTTTGTAAGGAGTATGTTGTCCCTAAAGGGCATCCATTACTCGAAACGATGAAGTCCTTCATTTACTGGGATGTCGAAAGACATTTTCCAGATGAATGGGCGGTCATCTTAGAGGAAATGGATGTTGGACCAGGTGCCAGCATCAAATCAAGGGGTAGAAATACCTTTCTTGAAAAGATGTTCTTGAACCCACTGACGACAACAGACCTCTCCCTTTTGGGAGAGTACTTAAGTTATGCTTCTAGCTTCCCTCGCTGGTGCGACGCAGAAAAGCGTCGTCAATCCATGCTTGGTGACAAGAAGTGGTCTGTTGTTCTCGGAAGTAAACTCTCTACCGTGAGGAAGACTGCTGTCACAGATCGTACGATCTGTACAGAGCCATCGCTCAATATGCTGTTCCAACTCGCTGTCGGTAGAAATATCGACAACATGTCTAAGTATTATGGCTATGATAAGGCCTTACAGCCTGTACGTAACCGTAACTTAGCAAAGTTGGGCAGTATAGATGGTAGTCTCTGCACGATTGACTTAACTAGTGCAAGCGATCTTATCAACATGAAAGTGTTGAAAGAAATCTTGCATCCTAGATTGTGGGCCGCACTACTTGATTGTCGTAGTCCGGTCACACATTGTCGAGGCGAAGATGTTGAACTTCATATGATTTCATCTATGGGGAACGGTTTCACGTTCTCCTTGATGACATATTTGTTCATCGTTATGCTTAAATCTGTTTGTAAGCTTAACGGAATACCGTTCCAAAAGCTCGACGATCCCAGTACTGGGTTCGCCGTCTTTGGTGACGATATCATCTGCCCCTCCTCTATGTATGAACCAGTTTGTGAAGCTCTTGCTGTTCTTGGGCATACGCCCAACCTCAGTAAGTCTTACTCTGCTGGTCCATTTAGAGAATCGTGTGGTGGTGATTATTTCAATGGGACCGATGTAAGAGGTGTCTATGCTAGACGCTTAGACACTATCCAAGATCGGTTCTCATTAATTAATCGCTTAAATAGGTGGTCGTCCAGGCATGGCATTTTGCTATGTAGGACGATTCAGCTACTTAAACCACCGAGATGGCGTCAGTATGCAGTACCGACTGATGAAGCTGACGATTCGGGCATTCATTGCCCTGTCAGCTGTCTATCAAAATCACCTAAGGTTTATTTTCCTTTTAAACCTAGGCGGAAGATGATAAACATTTTCATCAAGAGGTCTGACATCCTAAAAGATCTGTTTGATAACCCGGATGGAGTTATCATCGCAGCATCCATAGGACGCCTGACTAGTCAGGGTGCTCATAGAAGAGTACCCAAACCGCTCTATTCAAGGCCTAAAACTCCTTGTCCTTTCTGGGACAGGAGCTATGATCTTGAAAGACACGGTCTTTCATACGATACCTGGAAGGTTGTAACCTATATCAACTTGTTGATATAGACCGACCAGTCGTCTATGAATGGAGAGACACCCAATATGGGGATTCGTCCCCATAGTCT